ATAATATTTGTTACTGAATCTGGAAGTATTTGTGTATGTTTTAGCAGGATACTTGTCTCTTACTGTAAAGTATAGTTTTGATTTGTCACCTTTTGTGTATTCTGACTTTAAGTTCTTTGGTGCTAACTCAATGTCAAAATTTGATAGTTGTGACAACGAACCAGTTGTAAATGTTTGGTTTAACCAAGCAAGTTCTAGTCGTGGTTCGTGTACTGTGTGTGTTTGTCTTGAGAAGAATCTAATGTTGCCTTCGTTGTTGTCATCTTCCTCCGAACTACCCGTAAAGAATAAAATTAGTCCATAGTTGTCGGTCAGTGATGACCCAGAAATCATTGGAGCAATCAAATCTGTTACATTTATTCTTAGTTCATCATTGGTTAAATCGGTTACGGATTGACTGACCACGATGTCGGTTAGGTAGTCACTTCCACTAGCGTTCCAGTATGACCCACTTGTTTTTGTTCTCCAAGTCACACCATCATCAGAAACGAATGGTGTTTGCATTGTATATCCAGAACCCTCGTTCCAAGAACTTGATACTTGACAGATATACACTAACTCATCTTGACGAAGTTTTTCTGAGTGTGCAACGGTCAAGTTAAGAAAGACCACAGATGTTGTAGGCGCTCCCTGTAAGTCGGTCAAATCAAATTGTATTAACGAACGGACAGCGCCATTAGTGTATTGTCTGTCATTTCTTAACTTACCGACTTCTAGTATCTCATCGTATCCCGTATTTAAGGTATTGAATACTTCATAGATAGTAGCGTCCTTGGTTGGTTCTAAATATACTCTACTCATTGTAGTGCCGTCCCTACGATATCGTTTTGTGGGTAACGTAACTCAAATATACACGGGTCTGCGGATGGGTATATGATGTTGTTACTTCTATTTCCACCATTTACTAAAACATTGTATTGATATGGAGCATAATCGTTGCCATCACGTTGTTGGTATTTGTTTACAATATCAATATTTGCTATTGACTGAACACCTTCAACATCACAGGCTAAAATTGCTACCAAATCATCTATTATAATTGGTTGGTTAATATTCCAATTATCAATATTAAAATATTGAGCTATAGCATCAGAACATCTTGCTAAAACTTCATATGAATTATACCCTTTATAAACCACAATAGTGTAATTTACTCCAATGGAAACTCTAAATGCATCTAGAATATTAATTCTATCGGTCATCATTCTATAACCTTGTAAAAATCTTTTTACATTTATTTTTACATCACTATTCAAACTAGTTAATCTTCTATCACTATCATAACCCAACATATATAAATTTACATTATTATTTACAGGACTGTCATCTACATATATAACATCGTTATCTATACCACCATCTTCACCTTCATTATCTTGATACTTTTCTATATCACTGATGCCGGCATCTTTTATAGCAAATACTTTAGCCACCGCTCCATACTTAGAAGGCATTGACAATATACGTTTTTCATAATCTTGACTTGTTACGACCCTTCCTTGTGCATTTACAAACCCAATAGCAGCTTGTCTTAATTGTTCTGTTGTTGGACTACCAAGGCCGCCAGTTGCAGGTTCTTGATTAATTACTGTAATACTAGAAACCATTGTATTAAACGTGGAGAGGTCTGCAGGACTGAGAGTTCTGGTTTCATTTAGAACATTAATATTATTAACTTTGGTAATTGTTCCAGATGGAACGTTAGAACGAAGTCCATTAGAAATTCTATATCTAATGGTTAACGTTGTGTTTGCTGGAGCTAATCCAAATGAATTACTATTTGTAAAATTAAGAGTATCAAGTGAAACATTGGTCATATTTTGTAGATACTGTTGGTCATATACAGATTTATAGTCTGGGTTTTCATATACATCGTCTAAATCACCCGTTCCTGACCCAAATATTAATTCTATTTTGTTATCTCTATTCAATCTGGTAATAAACCTACGATTTGTTTTAACTCTTTTTATAGTATAAAGGGGTGCTGTCCTAGAATTTAGCACACTAGTTATAGTGTCTTCAAATCTATAATCTTGCGACAAATTATCTACCTCATACCAAACATTACCCTCATCATCTATCACAGATACTATTTCAACTACATTTGAATCTGATATTTCTATATTTAGAAATTTTGTAGGATTGGAGACAGTGTATTCCAAAGTTTTTTCGGTGGCAGAAACAACTGTACATTTCTTTGTAAGAATATATGTGGTAGTTAAATTTGTTGTATTATCTACCGAAAATGGTCTAGAATCTAAATTAGTACTATCAGCAAAGTCACATATATCTTGAGTCAAAAATGTTCCGGCATCAAATTGTGTTGTAGCTCCAAATGTAGACCCAGCGTCAATACGAGGTAAAAATTTAGTATCTAAATTTCCATCGGCATCGGCCGGAACAAGAACAGACAGTTCAACCTTACAAGTGGATGGTGATGTCAATCTTGGTTTAAATCCCAATCCCTGAGCAATTGCAATAATATTTTCTCGTTCTTGTGCATATGCTAATAAACTTTCTCTAAAGGAATAGTCTGTATAGTAAGAAAGGACATCTCCAATATAAGAAGTCATATCAATAAAGATAGACCCCGGAGAAGCATCACTAAAATCTTGATAGGTATCTGGAAAGTAAAACTTAGCAAAATCAACCAAATTTTTCTTAAACTCAGAATAATCCTTGTTTAAATATTTTACCTGTTTTTTATCTACTAAATTAGACGACTTAACAGTTGAAGTTCTATTGATTGCCATTTAATATCCTCAAAATTGTATCAATACTTCATCACTGAAGTTAGGATTTTCAGATAACCTATATTTTACATACATACTAGCTCTATAATTATTTTTATCGTCATCTGTTGGTTGAAAAACAAATTCTTCTAATTCCAAATATGGCATCCACCTTTCTACCGCCTCTCTGACAACACGTTTAGCTTCCATAGAAAAATCATCATTGTTAAAATCAAAAACCAATCTATGAATATCACAACCAAACTCTGGATTGTTGAATCTTTCGCCGGGGATTGTTAAAATTAAATTAATAAAATTACTCTTGACCTGTTCTAATACAGTTTCGGATGTTTGAAAGTATCCTCCTGTTCCTCGTTCAAGTGGTAATGTGAATCCCCTAGCCATTTATTAGATTCCCATTTTTTTCATCAACGCACCGTAATCTTTATTCATTACATCAAATACTTCTTGGTGTTTTTCTGTAATTGGACCACCATTAAATGATTGTGGTAGTGTTGGTGGTTGACCGACTTGGACATTTTGCGTATTAAAATTAAACGAGTCCATGTCCATGCCTAACTTAGATGTAAACATTTCTCTAAGTGATTCTCTTGTCATGTCGGTTGCGGTTGGTGTTCCTGTTCCACCAGTACCTACTTGAACAGATTCGGTTTGTAGTTGTGGTTGTGGTCTATTAGAAGCCATCATTAAATCAAACATTTCGGCTTTGACTTCTTTGATAATCTCTGCCTTTTGGTGTTCAATTTCTTTTCTAACAAACTCTCTGATTAATTTGGATAATTCTTTACTAGTCATAATGTACTCCTATGTTCCTTTATAAATAGTTCAGTCTCTTATTTTAACTAGGTTGCTTTCTATGTCAAATATTTTTAATAACGTACTAGATACTTTGGCAGCAACTGGAGGTGATAGTGGCGCTCCCGGTGATGCGGGAGTAGTTGATAATGTACGTATCATATTCAATATATCTTCTAAAACCACCTTTAACTCTTCATATTTTGCTACTGAGTTATCACCCGATATGGTCCCTAAAAATATTTTACCAACAGCCGGATTTAAATAAATATTATTGCCGGCGTCAGCAATTACATTTCTATTGCTACCAAAAATACTATCTCGTTCTGATGAAAGTATTACATCATTGTCTTTTGAATTTAAAACAATTCTACCACTATTCAAAATTGCTTGATTTTCAGACAGTACAGTTTTATTATTTCCCGTTCCATCATCTATGGTTTGTTTATAATCTGTTATTTCCAATTCTTCTAATGTAAAAAAATTAGAAGAAAAATAAAAATTTATATCTTGTTTTTCTGACATAACAAAACAAGAAGAATCTAAGTTTATATCTTCTACTGTAAGTGCGTATGAGGTGTCAGTTGTTGTGTTTGAATTTTGTTTTTGACCAACTCTCATGACTAAAATAGCATCAGTTTTACCACTATTTGTTGGTCCCAGTACACAAATTTCTTGTCCATTATCATTTGTAGTTATTTGACAGTTTTGATTAAATGAATCTTGCATTTGCGAAGAACCAAGACGTATTGTAGCCCCAAAACGATTTTGTAAAATTACATCTCCATCAAAATATTTTAAACTGTTTACATTTTCTCTTGGGGTGTAACTTGAATTAAAAAGTGGTTCTTCTGGTATACTACCATCCGTTTGTTGTAATATATCATTTTTAGCTTGTTCACTCTGTATAGTTCTATTTTGTTGTGATTTAGCTCCCCTAAAACGTTCTATTGAATTTGGCAAAGCATTATATTGCAATGTTTTATTTACATTTATCTTTTTTGTATAATAATGAACATTTTCTATTTTTTGAACCAACACAGTTTCACCGACCAATGGATACTCTTGCATACTAATATCCATTGGACGAGCACTGAATAGGCTTTCTCTAGTGGTGTGGTGTCCGCCCATTCCGGTGTATTTGAAAAACACAGTTCCAATATTAAAACCATCACCAGAATATTCTGGGTGTTCTTCATTTACAATTATATCTTGAACTACAACTGGTTGTGGGGTTGGGCCAAAGGGTGTAGAACGACCTCTTATTTCACTATCAAAAAATAGATTTTTAACCATACTAACTTCTCAGGTTTTGCAGTTCTTCCTCAACCTGTTTTGCCTCTTCTTGCAACTCATCAATCTCAAAACTGATGTTACTGAGAAGTTGGTTCTTTTCTTCTTCCGTTAGTAGGTCAGAAGTGGATGACGCTTTGGCACCAATGGACATAGCTCTTTGAGCAATCTGTGCGACACGAACAATGTGTTCGTCGTTCTTAACATTGACCTCCATAAAATCTTTTATGATGGGTCCGAGAACAGTTGCGTCTTCTGGGGTTCTGATTAGCTGAACTAGCTTTGTTATGTATGTGTTTATTTGTTGTCTTTTACTTTCTGTATTTTCGTAAATGTCTTTGAAAACACCAGATAAAGTTTTGTCGTCAAATATTGGCTGTTCCATAGTAAATCTCCATTTACTATAAATATTTACTTGTCAA